ACGTGGCCACCAGCGAGAAGGTCCAGAACGACCCGACGGCCTGCATCACCTTTGGCGTGTTCAAGCCGCAGGACGGCCCCATGAGCGCCATGATCATCGACTGTTGGCAAGAGCGCATGATGTACCCCGACCTGCGCCCAAAGGTCATCGAGGAGTACGAGACCGTCTTCGGTGAGGGCAAGGACCGCAAGCGCGTGGACCTGCTGCTGATCGAGGACAAGAGCGCGGGCATCAGCCTGATCCAAGACTTGCAGCGTGCCCACCTGCCCGTGAGGGCCTACAACCCCGGCAGGGCCGACAAGCTCCAGCGCCTGAACATCGTGTCCAACATCATCGCCCGTGGCCGTGTGTGGATACCTGAGAGCGACAACCGCAAGGGCTACGTCAAGGACTGGGCCGAGGGGTTCGTAAGCCAAATCTGCTCATTCCCCGAGACCACGCACGACGACCTCGTGGACGCCTGCACCCAAGCCCTGCGCTATTTGCGCGACTCTGGTTGGCTGGACATCGACCCGCCAGCTCGGGAAGACTGGGACGAAGACGACTACGCCGACACTGGCCGAGTAAGAAAGGTGAACCCCTATGCAGTCTAACGAAACCGCCCGCGTGGAAATGAGCGCATACCGCTTTGAGTTGATCATCCCGTGGAAGCAGCCCGTCGATAAAGAGTGGGCGATGCGCGAGTTCGCAGCTTGGCTCAACAATCGATTGGACTTGACAAGGGCCAGCGTTTATGATGGTGGGGTACAAGCGAAAGGCACAGATCATGGCTGACGAAATACGGGCAAGCGACCCAACTATACGAGAGCGCATGGCCTCAGCACTCCAAGGCGGCATGGAGGGCTTAGGTGTCAACCGTCAAAAGGCCCGCAGGCACGCACAGACCATCACAGGCGGCGAGAGCAGCAACCTGCCCATCGGTATGGGCATCGCTGATTTCGTGCCCTTCGTCGGAACCACCATGGCCCTCGAGGAGGGTGCGCGTGGCCTTGGCAACGCAGCCGAGGCTGCCAAGCGCGGTGACTACATCGACGCGACCGCCGAGACCGCTGGAGCGGCAGCAGGGCTGCTCCCCGGTGGCTACAGCACATTCAAAGCAGGCAAGAACATGCTCAAGAAAATCAAGATGATTGACCTACCGCAGCTAAAGCTAATCGAAACCGATTCGGTTCCGAAGAAGAAGGGCCAGTCACTCAAAGAGTGGGCCATGGCTGGTGGTGGTGTTCCTGAGCAGTACAAGGGCCGCGAGCACGTCTGGCACAAGAAGGTCCACAAGATGGCCGCAGGTGGCGAAGTGTTCAACACCGTGCCCGACGCAAGCGACAGCGCAGACATCATCGAAGGCCCGGCTTACGCTAAGGGCGGCAAGGTCAAGCAGGTTGTGAAGGACGCGCTTGAGGGCGTGGCCGAAGGCGTCAAGCCTTTGGTGGACCGCATCAACATGCACTTCAAAGACGTGACCAAGCGCGTGCCTGAGCTGCAAGAGGGCGCACAGAAGATCAAAGCCGAAGAGATGACCCGCGCCGAGTATGAGAAGCTGGTCAACAAGAACAAGCCCGTCAAGCCCTACGCATTTGTGCCCAAGCCTGCCAGCATGGAAGAGGCGATTAACGCACTGACGGCAGACAAGCGCGACCTGTTTGGCGCACCATCGGGCAGCTTGAAGGCTGGCCACCCGGTGGGCCTGCGCCTTGACATCCCGGCCTACAGCGATCACGGCGTGTGGGTCCCAGCCGTCCACCAGCAAGACGCTGGTTTTGGGGCTGGGGAGCGCATTGGGTACGAGAACGTCGCAGGCGTGTTGAACCCCACGTTCGGCATGTCCGAGAAGGCGGCCCTCAACATTGCAGCAGGCAAGCCCAAGGCCACGATCGCCACCATCAAGGGCGAGTGGAACCCGATGGACGAGAAGATGGCCATCGCCCGCGCACAAGAATATTTGGACCATCCCGAATGGGCACAGGTCGGCATGGACCCAGAGCGGCACAGCTACTTCTACGACCGCCGCACCATGCAGCCCATCACGGCAGCCGAGGAGGCCATCCAGATCGGCCCGCTGGTGCTGGCCAAGAAACCCCAGTACGGCAAAAAGAAGGACTACAAGTACGCCGAGGGCGGACCCCTGCACTTGAACCATGGTGGCGATGTCCACATGGCCAAAGGTGGCAAGGCCAAGGACACCGTCAAGGCGGGCCTCAAGAAGCTGTTTGGCGTGGCCGACGAAGCTCCCAAAGGGGTAGACCCCATCATCGTCCGAACGCCCGAGGAACGGGCTGTGATCGAGAAGTTTGGCCAGAAGCAAGAGCAGGAGGCCGTGCGCCAGAAGAAGGTCGAGAAGGCCGCTAGGGACAGCGCCAAGGAAATCGCTGAAGAAACCCCCAAGGAGCAAGCGTACAAGGCCGCCAAGCCAACAGGCAGGCGCGTGGCTGTGACGCCTGACTTTTACCGCAAGATGGCCGAGGACCAAGGCGACGAGGCGGTGCTCAGGGCCGCCCGTGCAGGCAAGCACCTCAAGCCCACTGGCAAGGGCTACATCGGCGCACCCCGCACGGTGACCAGCCCTCAAGGCTTGGGGGCAATGCGCCGCGACATAGATACAGATTTTTCAGACGCAGTTGACGCCGTTCGACTTGCGGACCCCGAGCGCCTTGGCACATGGTATGACCGGGCCAAGAGGGGCATTGCTGAGAGCGTCGAGCCTTACCAACTGGACCGCGCCCTCGAGCAGCACGGCGTGTACTCGGCTGGCGTCAGCCCCGAGTCTGAGCTGACCTTTGCGCTCAAGCACCTGAACAGCCGCGTCGCTGGCAAGCCTGAGATGGCATACCGTGGTGCAGGCATGCGCAACCTTGACGAGGCCGTGGCCGAAGATCGCCCGGCCAAGATGGGGTTCAAGATCGGCGAGTACGCTGAGAAGAACGATCCCAGAGTCCCCAACGAAGGCTTGTTTGGCGTGAACGACTTCCGTCGCGCACAAGGCATGGGCTACACCGACCCAGAGGGCAACCCGTGGAAGGCTGGCGTGTCCGACACCATGCACCCCTTTATGGACGCCGAGACCGCGCTGCAAGTGGACCGCGCCAACGCGGCAGGCACTGGTGGCCGCACCGACTGGAAGGGTCCGCACATTCAAGAAGTGCCGTGGGTTTACGGCAAGGCGCAGGACCAGTACGGTCGTGGGGTCAAGGGCCGCTATGCAGGCGACGAGCTGGAAGGCATCAAGTCTGCGATCCAAGACGCCAACAACACAGCCCGCGACTACATGTACAAGCACGCAGCGTCGGCCACGCACGAGGCGATCCCCGGCGCTGGTCTTGGCCACGTTCGCCAAGCGCTGGACTTGTCACCCGAAGAGAAGCTGGCATACAGCCGTCAAGGCCGCTTTGATATGCCCGTTCCCGAGGCGGCCCTGAATGAATTCCCCGAGGTGGGCGCAGGCAACCGCGACGCCATCTACAGTGCGCTCGGATACCGTCAGCTCCCATCGCGTGAGGCCGAGGGCCTGTACATCAACAGTCTGGGCGAGGTTGAGACCAACCCCATGACAATCGCCCGCCCCCTGATGGACTTCCCCACGGGTGGTGGTGGCGGCAGGATGGCCGAAGAGTCCAGCAAGATGATGGATACCGCCGAGCAGTTCCGCGCCTTGATGGATGCGCAAGAGGCTGGCGCATACAACCTGCCCAACACTATGGACAGCGTCAAAGGCAAAAACGCTATGGTGCTCGACACCAGAGGTTTGACCCCCGACAGGCTGGCCGACCCAAGCGCTGGCGTGCTGCCCACCTCAGAGCAGCTCAGTCGGGTCAACAGTATTTTGGGTGAGGCCAGCGGCAAATCTGCAAAAGAAGCAAAAGCCCTGCGCGAGAAAATGCCCTATGGTCCTCCGACTAAGTCGGTGTTCAAGAAGCTTGAGGGCTTGGAAGATGCCGCTGGTGGGTACGGTGTCACGGCCACCAACCGAGGCATGTTGCTTTTCCCGTACAACTCAAGCTCAGGCTCAGGCGGTCTCAGCCAGATCATGAAAACCGCTGGCCGTGATTTAGAAGAAGCATTCCCCGGCGCAGAGCGGCAAAAGGCAATCGCCAGCACAGGCTATGTGCCCGGCGTTGGCAAGCGCAGCCCAGAAGGCCCACAGCGCACCGAGCCGTTCAGTGGCGAGGCCACCAGCGACATGTTGCGTGCGTTTGCAGAGATGCACCCGACAGTAGCTCAGAACCTGAGCGAGTCCGAGGCTGTGCGTGCTGCTATTCGCGAGAAGGCTTTGCGCGACGCCAAGATGGGCGGCACACGCAAGGACATCCAAGAGACGCGCAGGTTCTTCAGCGAGGCCGATTGGCCAAGAGCTGTCGAGATGATCCGCCGTGGCATGACGCCCGCCGCTGCACTTGCTGCACTTGGCTACAGCGCCAGCTCAATGGCTGGGCAAGAGCGATGATTACCGCAGCCCGCGAGCCTTTGCGTAGTACACCGCCCCAGCATCCATTTGCTTCAGGCGTGCAAGGTGCGCGGGTGATGGCCGAAACCGATTCGGTTTCGACTCTTCGACCAGAGCCACAAGCTCTTCCATCAACGCCGCACATTCGTCAAAGTAACTTCCGGGTTCGACACCCTTCAGAAACTCAATTGCGTGATCGTATTTATCCATTTGCACCCTCCGTGTGTGTAATGTGAACTTAAATCATAGCACAAGGAAAACCCCATGGCAACCCAATTTCCAATAGACCCAGAATACAACCGCTTCATTGGCGGCAACCCTGACCAAAACACTGAGTCGGGGGGCGAAGAAGAGGCGCAGGTGGTTGACATGCCAGCCATGGATGATGCCGAGCTGGAAGAGCTGCCAGACGGCAGCGTTGTCGTCACCATGGACACCAAGGGTCCGATGGAAGATGAGGATTTCTACCAAAACTTGGCTGACAGCGACCTGATTCAGGACTACGACCTGAGCGCCATGGCCCTGCGCTACATCGAGCTGGTGGAAAAGGACAAGGACGCACGCAAACAGCGCGACAAGCAGTATGAAGAGGGCATCAAGCGCACCGGAATGGGCAACGACGCGCCGGGCGGAGCCAACTTTAATGGCGCATCCAAGGTCGTTCACCCCGTAATGGCCGAAACCTGCATCGATTTTGCTGCTCGGGCCATCAAGGAAATGTTTCCACCTGACGGCCCGACCAAAACCAAGATCTTGGGCGACGTCACCGAGGACAAAACGCAGATTGCCGAGCGCAAACGCGACTACATGAACTGGCAATTGACCGAGCAGATCGAGGAATTCCGCGACGAGCAAGAGCAAATGCTGACCCAGCTCCCGCTTGGTGGCTCGCAGTACATCAAGCTCTGGTACGACGAGAAGAAACGCCGCCCCTGTGCGCAGTTTTTGCCCATCGACAACGTGCTTTTGCCCTATGCAGCGGGCAACTTCTACACCGCCGAGCGCTTCACCGAGGTGGACGACATCTCCGACTGGGATTACAAGCGCCGCGTGGACTCTGGCCTGTACCGCGAGACCACAATGACCCGCGCCACCATGGACCCAGAGATGACTGGGGCGCAAAAGG